TGCTGCAAGGAGCTGGTGCAATCGTGATGAAGAAGGCTCTTGTGTTACTCGACAAGCGTCTGCAAGAGATCGGCTTGGTTCCCGGTACTGACTATGAGTTCGTAGGCAACATCCACGACGAGTGGCAGATCGAAGTATCCGAGGAACATGCCGAGACCGTAGGAGCCGCTGCCACCGATGCGATCTTCCGTGCTGGTGAGCACTTCGGCTTTCGTTGCCCCCTGGCCGGCGAATACAAAGTCGGCAACAACTGGCACGACACGCACTGAGGAAGTGCGCCACACCGGCAAGCCGTCTCCTTGCACTGACGAAGCACCGGGCGAAGAAGCGGGGCATCCCATTCGACCTCACGATTGAGGACGTGGTGATCCCCGACTTCTGCCCGGTGCTGGGCTTACCGCTATATCGCAACACAGGTGGACTGGCCCAAGGCCCGAACTCTCCATCCCTCGACCGCAATGACCCGACTCTCGGCTACACAAAGGGCAACGTCACGGTCATCTCATCCAAAGCAAACGCCATCAAGAGCAACGCAACTCCCGAGGAGCTGCTGCGCGTGGCCGCCTATTACCAGGAGCACCGATGAAGTCCTGCAAAGACTGCAAGTTCTATCAGCGCGCACCCGGCTATCCGTCCGAGTACGACAACTGCACCCGCAAGCGCACCTCCATCACGCTGGTCGATCCGGTACGCGGCGGTACGAAGAGGGTCAACACCACTCCGCTGAGCCACTACATCAAGTGCGACAGCGAGCGCACCTCGCGTGCCCCGTGGAAGTGCGGCGTGCAAGCCCGCCACTTTCAGCCGAAGGCAACGACTCCCGAGGACTACCACCTATGAAGGCACTGAAGTTCATCTTCGGTGGCCTCATCGACGCCATTAAGCAACGCAGGGTCATCAAGTCCCGCGAGCGTGCCGCGCTGCACAGCCTACGACTCGCGAAGATTCAAGCACAGATCGCGGCGGTGCAAGCGCACTCCGTTGACTACGTGTGTCGGCCATGAAGCAGGCCCTCTACTACATCGCGGCCCTGCTGATCCTCGTCGCTCTCGGTGCCGGCGCCTACGGCGTCTATTCGTATCGAGCAATGACCACGCGCGTCGTGAAGCTGGAAGAAACAGCTCAGCAGTACGACGCACTCACGCAGCGGTTTGATGCCTTCTCCAAGGAGGTCGCCTACCGCCGCGACCTCGACTCACTGATCCGCAACAACCGGGATCGCGTCACTCACGAACTGGAGATAGCTGCCCGTGAAGATCATCCGACTGCTGCTTTTCTTGATACCCCTCTGCCTACAGGGCTGCGCGACGCATACAACCGTGCGAAGCAGCAGCGCCTTCCTCTCCCCGACCGCCATTGAGGGCCGCCACGCATCCCTGGATGCCCTGGTGGATGACCCGACGAGTACGGGTGGAGACCTATTCAACTTCGCCGGTCAGGCGGAGGACGCACTGCAACGCTGCAACGCAGACAAGCAGAGCGCAACCAACGAACTGAAGGGAACCCAATGAGCCTGAGCATTAACGACGACATGGAGAGCCGCCAGCTCCTCGTCCTATTCGTGCAGGAACTGCGCAAGCGCCTTGAGGGCGACGTGCTCACCGCGCTGAAGCCTGCAATCGACAAGGCCATCGACGGGGTTGTGGCTGAACTCAACCCGGCCATCCAGAAGCACTACGACATGCGCTGCGACCGCATGGTTCACAACCTTATGGTCACTCGCCGCGAGGAAACAAAATGACCATTCAAGTAACCCTGATCGGCGGCCCTGCCGATCTCCAGCGTCACGTCGCTGATCGTGGTGCGCGCTACATCCGCGTGGCGCACATGCGGGCGGCGCAGGCGCGCTACTACGGCCCGAACGATCCGATCCACAACCTCAGTGTCAGCGCGCACACTTACGATATTCGGCAGGTGGATCACTCCACCTTCGTGGGTATCTGGCAAGAGCAGTGGGGTTAACGATCCTCATTGACGCCGACGTTCTCCGCTACCAACTGTCCTTCAAGAACACGAAGACGATCAAGTGGGAAGACGAAGACGACGGCGCTGAGGTTGTGGTTGCTGAGGTGGTCAACCCCGAGAAGGCGAAGGCCGACCTGGACGACTATATCGAGGAGCTGCTGGAGAAGTTCGGTACGCGTAACTTCCTCCTGCCTCTCTCGGTCAGCACCAACTTCCGCAAGGCGATCCTGCCCACGTACAAGGGCAACCGCACGAAACCCAAGCCGGCCCTGTGGACTGCTGTGGATGGATTCCTCCACGAGCTGTACCCCGAGAAGATCATCACCCGCGAGTACCTCGAAGGCGATGACATCCTCGGTCTCCTGGCGACCATGCCGAAACCCCGGCTGTGCCCTGGCAAGCGAATCATCGTGTCCATCGACAAGGACATGCAGACGATTCCCGGCCGCCTGTTCAATCCCGGCAAGCCCGACATCGGCACCCGCACGATCAGCGAGCACGAAGCCAATCTGTTCTGGATGAAGCAGGTGCTCACGGGTGACACCGTGGACAACTACAAGGGCTGTCCCGGCATAGGCCCCAAGCGGGCCGATGAATTCCTGATGCCCGTTCACGAGGCGATGTTGGGCGAGTCCGTTGAGGATCACCTGGCCGCCCTGTGGGTAGCCGTGGTGGAAGCCTACGCCACCAAGAAGGGCACCGCTGAGGAAGCTCTGATCCAGGCCCGTTGCGCGCGAATCCTGCGTGACGGCGACTACAACTTCAAGACCGAGGAGGTCACCCTCTGGACACCCCAATGAAGATCATCGGCATCTCTGGCCGCGCACGTAGCGGCAAAGACACGCTCGCCGGTATCTTCAAGTTCCTGGACAAAAACGCTGTCCAGCTTTCCTTCGCCTCACCCATCCGCGAGTTCATCGCCGGCCTGATCGGCATGTCCGTTGACGAGATCACGAACAGCGATGCCAAGGAGCTTCCGCTCCCCTGGCTCAACGGCAAGTCCCCACGGCACCTGATGCAAACCCTGGGCACCGAGTGGGGTCGCGATCAGATCGACCCGAACCTCTGGATCAAGGTAGCCGCCAAGAAGATCGAGACGCTGCGTGCTCAGGCCAACCCGCCGAGCCTTGTGGTGTTCTCAGATGTCCGGTTCGACAACGAGGCGGAAATGATCCGCTCGCTGGGCGGCTGGATCATCCATCTGTCAAGGGGCGAAGCCACCGAAGTGGCGGCGCATGTGTCAGAGAAGGGGGTCACCCCGAACCCCTCGGAAGACATGTGCATTTACAACGACGGCTCCCTCGGCGACCTGGAAGAACAGGCTGAACTGGCCCTCGCCAGTTACGACGGCGGCTAAGTGCGGCCCGGATCGGCTCCGGCTCCGGTGTTTTTTTTCCGCTCGAAGTCGAACTCTTCAGTGAACATGGCCCACAGAAGCATGCATGCCAGAACCACGATGGCAACAATCAGCAGCCAGCCAACGAGCCGACCGCCTTGAAGGTAGTAGTAAAAGAGACCCAAGTACCCGCTGCACATTACCAAACGGACAAGAAGGCCGGCAGCGTACTCCCACGTCTTCCAGCGCCACGGCCAGATTCGATCCTTCGATAAGGAAATCATCACTGAGTAGCCCGCGTAAGCCCAAAACCCCCAAGCAATGATGTAGTTCCCGGCCTTGCTCAGCGTCAGAGCCGCAAACGGAATGTCGGAGATGTCGCCGGGGTAGCAGTACAAGCCGATGGCAGCAAGAACGAGTGCTCTGAGCAGGTACATGTTGGCGCCTTCCTCCCCTTGGAAGCGTGAGTATCCTCCAAGTAAGGGGGTGGGTAAAACAACCAACATAGGAGGAAACAACCGTTTCCCATCAAGGGTTCCGGTGGGTTCCTGAAGACTCATTCATACACCCACGGAACCCCCTATGTCCGACACCATTCCCCTGCACGCCTACGACCTGATCGACGAGCTGGACGCGCGATACCCCGAGGTCATCTATGACTCGAAGCTGGATCGCGATGAGTTCCTCATGCGCTCAGGCGAACGCCGCCTGGTTCTCTCGCTGAAGCTCAAGCGGCAGCGCGAACAAGAGGATCAGTATGTGCAGTAGTTCCCCCCAAGCGCCCAAGCCGACCGAAGCAGATAAGCCCGCCGTGATGCTCACCGCGCGCGACGGCATGAACGGTTCCCAGGAGAGCGCAAGTCAGGGCCGCAAGCAACTGCGGATCGACCTGAATAACTCCACCACCTCCGCTTACGGTAGCAGTCTCGTCATCCCCACTTGAGCACGTCCGCCCCGCAGACCGTCTCAGCAGAAGGCCGTTACAACCAGCTCAAGTCTGACCGTAACGCCGCCGAGTCCCGCGCGAAGCAATGCGCAACTCTCACACTGCCGACGCTTTACAAGGAAGTCTCGAAGGGCAAGTCGAGCTCTTCCCGCACCACCCCGTACCAAGGCACCGGAGCGCGCTGCGTCAATTCGCTGTCCGCCCGCCTGCTGCTGGCGCTGTTCCCCGCAAACGCCAACTTCTTCAAGCTGTCACCCGATGGTATGGACGCCAACACGCTCGCAGAGCAGGCCGGCATCCAGCAGGGTGAACTGGAGATGGGCCTCGCCGAGATCGAGCGCACCGTCATCAACGACA